CCTTGTTAGTAGCGTTACACTGCCCCCAGCAACAAGCGTTGATCATATTCTCCACGGTGGGAGTTATAGACCAGGATTAATCCCAGCACCCTTCTCTTCTCGGCACTGAGCCCGGCTCGGCTATCGGTGATATCAATGACATCATATAATTGCTGCCCGCAATTGACGGGAATGCGAATAGCGCCACCGGCTGCTTCTATTTCGGCCTGTCTTAAGTAGGCTTCCCCTCGATCTTGAGCCTTTTGGGCGGTATCGATATTCCTGTCCTCCAATTGGTTAAGGCGGTCATAGCTGCGGGCTATTTCATCCCAGTTAAAGGAATCGACGATTACCGGCTCGTCACCTACCGGGTCATAGCCTTCCACCTGAACCAGGTTAAACTCCCAGGCCCCCTTACGGAATTTGCCCTCCAGTATGGAGTGAGACGAACCGTAAGCATAAACCGAATTGTCGGTAGATTGAGGATTCACCAGATAAACTTTGCTGCCTTCAATAAAGACTACATCGGGGACGAATGATAGCAACTTTTTAATGATAGTACCGCCCCGGTTATCGGGGTGGGTGGTGAAATCGGGATAATAGCCGGTTATCACCGATGACTGAGATTTGACCTCAAGCCTTAGTCCGACTCTAGCCACTACAAAAGCGAGAATATCCTTGACACTCATCTCATCGCTAGCTTTATTCCAGCGGAACTGATGCCGGGCTCTCCAATTTTCAATCAGGTTCCAACCATCGGAGGCATATAGAATCAGGCTGGACTTACCGCCAGATGAGGTATGCTGATAGGCATCAAGCCAGAAGGTGAGACCGGAGCTAACCTCATTTCCCTGAGAAGTAACATAACCAGGACTGATCTCTAGTTGACAACCTATATCAAGGACTGATAGGTCTTCACTGCCCGGGGAAGCGTAGCGGCCGTCATCATTCCTTAGCTCAATAATTAGCCTGCCCTTGCTTTCACCAAGCTCCTGCTTTAACGAGAGCACATCAGCAGTTAAATCAAGGCTCTCTTCCACCAGCTTGGCTCGCCAGACACCGTAAGGGGCAGACAGCCAGCAATAATCGCCATAGTGAGCAATAGCCATACCATACTCAGCTGATAAATTAAACGACACTGGCTCACGCCACAGATTATCGATGAACTTGACGTCAACTACCGAGTGCGACCAGAAGGGGCGATTATAGGCCTCGGTGCCGGTGAATTTTTCGATGAAGAAACACCGGTAGACATCCGGTTTATCCATAAATGCTCGGTGGTATTCAAGGTTACCGTCTGATGATGCTGAGGCGAACTCCTTAAGGGCTGACCAGGTGTCGGCGGCTACCTCACCACCATCACCATAAACAAGTGACCATAACTTAAAGTTGTCGTTGGAATCTTTGCCGGTAATAAAGAGATTCCAGTCGCCATCATAGGTGGTAGCCACTCCTGAGAGGTCGCCGGTGGTTTTATCCCAGGAGGTTTTAGTCTGCCACTCGTCACTGACATACTTCTTGACATAGAGGCTGGACTGGTCGGCAAAGAACAGGGCTAAATCGCCATTGGACTTATAGGCGGCAGCTATACCATAGATGGCGGTAGTCGGGGAATAGTCGATGAGGTCGGGGTTTCCCCAGTCGACGCCGTAGTTAGTGCTCTTTAGCTGGTAAATTTCCCGGTTGCTCTTTATCCAGAATATACTCACCTCAGCTCCCAGAGAGCAGCAGGTGGCAATAACGACGCTATATTGGTTACAGTATGTCCACTGGCTGAAATCAGATGCCGGATCAGGGTTAGCCACCCGCTGGCGGTATAACTTCCTCGAGTCAGATGGGGGCGTTACCCTAACCCGGATCAGAGAGCCGTCATCGGGGATGGTCAGGGCGTGAAAATAATCATCCTCCGAGCCGGTATAGAGCCTTGTCCAGTCAAGCCTTACTACCCCGGCAATCTTATTTTTGGCTTCTACCTTAACAAAAGGGGTACGACTGGCTCCCTTCTGAGTAGCTAATAATGTTGATGTTAGGCTTCTCATCGCTTCACTCTATCCTCTGCTTCATTTGCCTTTTTGGCCCGGAATATATTCCTTTCCCCAGAAAAGATGACCGGCGATGTAGCCCAGGGCAAATACCAGAAAGAACCAGAAGATTAAGTCCCAGAGCCAATGACCGAGTAGTGCTCCGATAGCAACCAGCCCAATAATCCAGAGGCCTTCTAGCTTGTGCCAGGTATCACGCAGGATGTAAGTCCAGGGGCGCCCCCCTAATTTACTCCAAAGGGAGTGGTAAATTTTTTCTAGCATCTCTTAATTATCTCTCCTTGACTCTTCTTAAGTAGACACTCCTTTGAAAAAGCGGACGCCTCGTTTATTAAGGACCATAGTCGGTTGATTTAGATACCGGTGAATAATGTGGTGCATAGAGAGAACGGATTCTCACCCGGTTTCTCCTCCCCAGCCTCTTAAGCTCAGTCTTGAAATAGTTGAGTTTCTCCTCGCCCCAGGTGAGGAATTCCTTGGGGGTCATCAAGCCACCGACATTAACCCGATTAATGGCATAGGCGGCCCACTCTACAGCGGCATAGCCACTGGCGCCGGTAGCAACCAGGTCTTCGTGCTTGGCGGGGATAGTGGATGTTGTCGCATCGAGGGTATGTAGCTTACCGTAGTAAATATAGGCATTTGAGCCATCGGGAACCTCATCACCAAGCAGGGTCAAGGTGTCGGCCCAGAGGGAGTAGCGCTGGTATTTTCTGGGGGACTTATCTACCGGGTATTCCACCGCCTCTATCACAATCCTATCGGTTACGGTAGCTATATCAATCTCCCTGGAGCCGGAGGCAGTAGCTTTAGTTGCCTTTTGTTCGTCGGGGATAGCCTCCGAGAACGCCTTAAGCGCATGGGCGATATGCCTATCCAGCTCATCATCAGTCCAACGATAGTTAGTGTCATCCTCATCGTGTAAATCACGCCTGACAGTGGTTCTCATTTCGGCTAGATTCATAATGACGGCTCCTTTAGTTTTCTGACCTCAACCCTTTCCAGCTTGGTGCAGCCCTGCACAAGTGAAGGGTCGTCGTGTTGGCAAATCTCAAAGTCCATGAAGGATATTTCCTCATTAACTTCACCCTCTCTAATGCTTACCGCCTTTTTACCAGCCCTTTTGGCGTAATTCATCAAGGCTTGAGCATCCGCTTTAATGTCAAACGACAAATCAAGACGAACTCTGTACTTCATTACCGATACCTCCATTTAGTAGCCAGGTAATTATGCTGAATTTCTAGCGGGGTTAAAGCCCGGTTGTAGATGCTGACTTCACCAATGGTGCCTTTGAAATCATCGCTAGGAAATGCTCCAATCTTGAGAGCCTGACTGACGCTTGTGGGGTCAATATGTGTTCCATGATTTTTAGTTACGTCTACTGTATTCTGGTACCAGGTTGCAACTGCACCACTTCTGACTAGTGCTAGGTGAAGCCATGTATCAAAAGTCATATCCATAGTGGTTGATTGAACCCCTGGGGTATCTTGATTTGTATAGAACTGCATCTCATCGCCAGCGTTCCAGAACCAGATATACCAACCACTTAGATTGTAGTTTCCTCGGTTAATGACGTAGGCGTTATCTGCGGGAGAGCTGGTTTGCTTTATCCAGAACTCAACTGAGAAATCTCCTGAAGTAAAATCAAGTATTGAGTTGTCTCCGCAATCTATCTCATCATCAATACCATCAAAGTACCTACCACTAGGTCTCCATAAAGCACCGGTAACGGTGCACAAATGCCCCCGGGCTTCCTTTGATATAAAGGAAGCCCCATCTAGCTTACCGAGGGGTAGATATAAGACTAGTGACGGGTCAGAGGTGAAGTCCCCCCTGGGTTTAAGGGTATATTTTGGGTCTTGCCAGTAAATGCCGCTTTTCATTCTTTACTCCTTGTCACACCACTCTATAAAAGACCCTGACATAGCTTGAGCTCTTGACCCTGGCTTTACCCTCATCCAGCTCGTTGCATTGCAGGATAAGACGGACTTCAAAGGGGACATTCTGGAAATTGGCTTCAGGGGTAAAGTGACCACTGCGGGTGCGTGATGTATAGGTGGTGCCGATATCGGTTTCGGTGACGGCAGAATGCAAATCCACCCAGGTGCCATCCTTATTCCTTGCCTGCCACTTCCAGATGAGGTCAGCGGTAGCTGAGGAGACTGCCTTGAATTCAGCAGTCAGCCCGAACTCAACCAGGAGGATTTCCCCCTCGAGGACAGGGTTAATAAGCTTGCTGAGAACAGTAACATCGGCATCGGCAGTACTGGTAGTAACTTCCGCAGAGTACTGGATACCATCCTCGGTTAAAACTCCCGATACCAGACGGTCTTCAAAGTCGGTGAAGAATCCAGCCCGGACTGGTATCTCGTCGGGGGCAATGATAATCGCTTTCATAGTTTCTGTCATGATTTACTTCCTTCTTGCCGGGGAGAGCCCCCACGGCCGGGGACTCTCCCTCAATTTACTTTAGTCGGTTACACCAATTAAGGCGGCAGCCTTAACCGTTGAGAACAGAGCCAGAGACACATACCACTTAATGCGGGTTCTGCTGGCATCCCTGTCTTCGAGGGCACCGATAGGCTCGACGGTTAAGTGCCCGGGTGCGGTCAAGCCACAGAGACCTCCCTCCCCAAACTGCATAGCGTAGATAGTAGAGCAGTCGCCACCGGTAGTAGCTGTTTCATAACCAGCGGTAAGGACGTGGGTATTGAGTATCCAGTCATTGATGCCAATGGGGATACCATCCCAGAGCTGGATAAAGTTACCCCACTTATCACGGTCGGTCTCCATTATGCCCGAGCCGGCTGCCCTGATCAGGGTATTGAGCTTCCTTCTGGAGCGGCGGCTCATTAAGAGCATGCTGGGCTTACCACCCTTGATGGCATCAATAAGCTCATCCAGCTTAGCCAGGGTGAGAGTAGCTCCGGTGCTGCCCATCGTGATTACCTGGGAACCGGAAGCGATGGTATCAATCAGCAGCCTCAAGCCCTTGAAGTCCTTATCGGCGACCTCACCGGTGCCGTAGATAAAGGTGCTTTCGAACTGGTGGGTGATTGCCTTAGTGGTGAGCTCGATGACGGTAGACTCCAGGTCCTGTACATTAGAGCGGGTTGCCTTCAGGAAAGCATCGATATCAGCATTCTCACCAAGGATTTTGAGTTCAGCGGTAAGTTTCTCAAATGTAGGCGGAGTCGGTGTTGCCCAATCGTCGTTGACATCATACCAGGTGGCTCCCGGCAGGGTCTTCTCCTGATTATAAATTAGACTGTTGCCCACAATCTCAATGAAGGGTAATCCCTGGAGGATAGGCGAGTCCTTAATGATGGTCTCGATGACCCCGATTTTCAGCATATCGTTGGATAGCTTAGATGCTTCTTCTAGTGTTATTGCCATTAGATTTTACCTCCTATTGCGTAGTTTATTTTCTCCCGTGGAGACAGAGCTGACAGGTCGGGTGGTGTCCTGATTGGAGCTCCGGCGGGTACTTTACCAGCAGTGATTTCAGCCTCTAATTCCTGCCTCACCCGGCTAACCAGGGTCTTAGCCTTCGCCAAAGACTCATTGATAGCCTCGATAGTGTCCCCAGTGATGAGCTCCTCAAGCACCTCTGGATTTGCCTCAACAACCATGGCTTTGTAGCTGGCTACAGCCTCAGCCAAAGAATGGTTGGCACTGGTCAGCTTTTCCTCTGATTCGGCAATAGTCCGCTTCAGGGTAACCATCTCGCTATCTAAACTAGCTACAGTTTGCTCAAGCTCAATGATGCGGGCATTAGCTTTAGTTAGCTCTTCATCTTTTTGAGCTATCAAGCCCTCAAGCTCAGCAACCCTATCTCCGCTCTGCTCCGACTCCTCCACCTCCGGCGGACTCTCGTTTTTTGTCTGATTTAGTTCATCATCTGCCAACTTTCGTTCTCCTAAATATTATTCCTCAACGGCCTCTACCTGGGGTTCTGCAGCTCTCACTCTCGCTCCGCCCTTGGTAGACTTGACGTTAAGCTCTTTATTCATCCTGAGGATAGCTTTCCTTTCCTCAAGCCATCTATCAAACTCCATCTCCGGGTCTTCAACTCCGAGCTCATCCATAGCCCTACGCCTGGAATGGATACCACTCTGAACCAATAACTGCTCGCTGGAAACTAGCCTGGCTAAATCGCGGGGTAGCGCTGGACTCCAAACTACCCGCAAACGAATATCGCCAAAGCTCTCATTCTGGTATTTCTCCAGGAGTTTAAGAACAAGGCTGTTTCTCCGGTTATAGACAGTTGTCCTGATGAGCCTCTTCCGCCTCACCTTCTGCAACAGTGGTTGAAGCTCAATCTCAAGGGCTACCCCTGATAAATCCCTAGCCGTGCCACCAAAGGCAGCCCTGGGCGATTCTGATATATCGTGCAGGATTCTATACAGTAAATCGACATAGTTGATGTGGAGTCCGACGCCACCGCCCTGCAATAGATCAAGCAGATAGGCTTTAGCATCCTCAGGTATATTCCACACTGCCCCTGGCTTAACCGTAATATCCTCAGATTCTTCTACATTCTCCAGGACAGCGATAGGATTGCCTGACAACTCCAGTATTCTGGATAGTTGGCTTATTGACCGATTAAGCTCCCGCTGCGGTTCCATAATCTGGGGCAAATCAGATATACCCCAGAACTTCTTGGGCTCTCTCAGATTAGGATATACGATAAATGGAATAAAGCCATAGGGATTAGGCTTCTTCTCCACCTGAGCATTATCAAGCCAGAGCTCAAAGTCTTGAGCTGTCCATAGCTCAACAATATTAGCCGTTTTGCCTTTAGGTCTTACTTTATACAGGATTTCTACTTCATCTGCGCTTAGGCTATATTTGGATGCCAGCCTCCATATGCGGGAGGTGTCATCCCCAACCCACCAGGCATAGATACCTTGAATATCGGGAGCAGTAACCCTGACACTCTTTGTTTCCTGGTCCCAGATAACCTTATAGCAGGCATCACCGAGGATGGCACAATCAATCTCGGTCTCAAAGTCAAGTTGCTCCAGATTATTAGCCTCATACACCTGGTATAAGGCTGATTCTGTTCTCCGGGCTTTGGCTCTAGCCTCATCCGAATCCTCCACAGCATCAACAGCAAAGTTAATGCCGGACATTAGATATGAGGTAGCCTTATCTATAACCACCTTGGCGTAGTTAAAAGTCAGCCGTTTCTCACCCCGTTTTGCGTAGCCTTCCCAGTGCCGACCATAGTAGAAGTCAAGGAGTTCTTTATATTTCTTGAGCCTGTCTGTATCATGGTGGGCTAACCGGGTAGGAACAAAGCCTTCATTCATTTTTTAATCCTCTCTAACTTACCCTCTCT